CTTGATGAAGCAAATGGACGCCGGTCCGGCGTATCACGACCTCTGGACGCGGGCCATTCGCGCCAACGATCGCGGCGACTTTGACGCGGTTGAGGTGCTACTTGAAGAGGCGCGCGCCATGGTTCAGAATAACGGAGGTGCGCTGTGAAGCCCAACGCCGACGAATTACACGCCGCGCTTTGCGGTGACTACTGGGGAGCTCTGCGGTCGCTGAAGCGGCGCACCGGTCAGGGCTGGGAAGCGGTCATTGCCGCGTTTGTGGACGCTGGCGGTTCGGCATGATCGGCTGGGGCGGCGGGCCGGAAGACTTGCGCACGCTGCAGCGTCGGTCAGATTGGATCGCGGCGGCGGCTGCGCTGGTGTGGGTGGTGGCGTGGGCGGTGACCCGATGAGCGGCCAACGGCGGGCGAATTGGCGGGCGGAAGCGGCGCAGATGGTGGCAGCATTAGATGAACGCCTGTTAGTTCGCATCGAGGCCGACGCTGCACTACATAACAGACGAGCGCAGACCGTTGCAAGTGCGTTGGCTGATTTCGGGAACCGCATAGGCAAACTAGAGCGGCGCAAGCGCATCGAGTCATGGATAGCGGCTGGGTACGTGTGCGGCATGGCACTGCTGGTAATTGTGCCGTTGATCTGGAAGGCGGTGACCCGATGACCCGCCGCCGCGACGACACGCCGGAGATTATCTTTCTCGCGCTCTGGCTCTGCTTTGCGCTGGCGCTTGGCGGGTGGGTGTGGGAGGTGCTGCATGGCTGATTTCGTCCACGCCGCGCGGTTTGATGCGCTGGCCGCACATGTGCCGGAAATCTCGCAAGATCCTGCACAGCGCCAAGGCTTCATCGGCGGCACCGACATCCAACATATCCTCGGCCTTGAGCCCTACGGCTGCGCGCGGCGGCTGTGGTATCAGAAGACCGGGGCGCCGCCTGATCGGGAATTTCGCATGACCGAGCCCATCGTCTGCGGCAAGCGCATGGAGGATAGCGTAGCCGAGGACGTAAAAGAGCGCACTGGCTGGAATATCCGGCGCAAGAAGGCCAGCGCTAGCGGTCATGAGCTGCAACGGGTGGACCGGGAGATCGTCGGGCATCCGCGCGGGCCGGGCGTGCTCGAAATCAAGACCGTGAGCGACCGCGCCTACTGGGACTGGAAGCGCGACGGCGTGCCGCTCGGGTATCTGATGCAGGTGCAGTGGTACATGCGAGTGCTCAAGCGCTCCTGGGCGTGCCTCGCAGCGCTCAACAGGGAAACGGATCAGATCGACCTTTTCGAGATTGACGCGCGGCCGGATCTAATGGCGGCCGTGGCTGAAAAGGTCGATTGGTTTATGTCGCATCACGTAGACCAGCGCGTGGCGCCCGCTTGGCTGGAGGAGCGCGACGGGCGGTGTGAATCGTGCCAGTGGGAGCCGACATGCCAGATGGACGAATGGTCAGCGGTGGGCGACCAGGGGCTGGTGCAGATAGAAGGGCTGGCGCCGTTGGTGGCAGAGTACCAGCGGGCGAAGGATCTTATCAAGCGGGCGGAGAAAATGGCCGACGTTCTTCGCGCGGGCGACGAGGCCGCGGATGACGAGGCGCACCGGCTCGGGATTGACGCGCTGATTGGCGTTAATGAGCAGGCTCGGGCGTCGGCTGATGAGCGGGTTTTGTTTCGGGTGGTGGAAACTTCGCGGGTTGATACTGACGCGCTGAAGACGAAGTACCCGGAAGTATATGCGGACGTGTTAAAGCGGTCGGTAAGCCGGCCGTTGCGAATTTTCAAAATCAAGGGAGCAAAGTAATGAGTACGCAGATGACGACGCCGGAGCAAGCGCCGGCGCAGACCATAGCGCGACCGCAGCGCAGCGTCTTTGATGACATCGTGGAAAACCACGCTGCGCGCGCGCAAGCAGAGCAGGCGAAAGCGGACAAACTGTGCGCGGACGCATACGCGAACGACCCTCGCGCCTACGTGATTGCGCTTGGGCGTGATTACGGACTCGGAACGGCGCACGCGCTCCAGATGATTTGGGTGGACCCGAAGACCGGCAAGCCCAATCTGTACGCCGGGGCGCGGGCCACGTTTCTCCAGCAGGCCGGTTACGATTGGCGGCCGGTGGTGATGACCGACCAGGAAGTGCGGTTGCGCTTCATGCTTCGCGGTGAGTGGTTGAAAGACGCCAACGACAAGCCGTTGGAGGTGTCGTTTACGTTTAAGGAGGCTGAACAAGCGGAATATGTGGCACGGGCTCGTGGCGACAAGAAGACCGGCAATTATGACAAAGTACCGAAAAACATGCTTTTTGCGCGGTGTATTTCCAATTTTCACCGCTGGTTCGCCCCGCATGTGATCGGCGCGACTGTCTACGACATGGGCGAGGTCAACATGGAGTCGGTGATCGCGGCGACTGAATCGGCGTCGGCCAGCAAGCTCGACGCTCTCGAAGCCGAACTGATGCGCGAACCCGTGGCGGTGGCGAATGTTTGAGCACGGCGCGTGGTACACGGGCTCGATTAGTGGAGTCGAATACATCAAGTCCGAAAAGAAGGGCACTCCGGGCCTTGAGATCACCGTCGAAGTGTCCGACCGTGGCAAGATTACTGGCGTCTGGTGGCTTACCAACTCGCTCGTCAATAACCCAGACGACAAGGCGGCGAGCAAGGTTCCGCAGTGGGAGGCCGCGCAGATCCGCTGCAAGCAGTTTGGCTGCACGGAGGATGGCTTAGGCCACCAGGAGACATGGCTCCTGCACATCCAAAAGACGTTCATCGGCCAGCAGGCGTCAGTCATGGCCGAAGTCAACCAGTACGGCGACACGTCTGCGCAGGTGGTTTGCAAGCCGAAGGTGGGCGGCGGCGGTGGCTTTGCTCGGGCAGCGGCTACGGCGTCACCATTTGCGGCGCGGCCGGCCAACTCGGACCCGTTCGCGGTTGGAGACGACGACCTGCCATTTTAGACCCGCGGGCAACCGCCCGCGGCCTGCCGTTCCAATACAGCGCACGATCTCGGAAATCCGCGCGGGACGGCAGACCGGGGGCGGCTACGACCTCCAGAAAAGAGGCAGTCTGAGCTTATAAACCACTGAATACACCTGTTGGATTTGGATTCTTGAGGCGGGCCGGGGAGACACTGGCCCGCCGAAAACAAAGGAGAGTTATGCCACGCGAAACATGCCATTGCGGAGAGTGCCAACGGTGCTACCACCGCGCGTATATGGCCGCGTGGCGATGGCGGAAGATCCGCGGGCCGCTGCCAGCAGCATGGGCGGCGCAAGCGCGGACGGAAGCCTGGCAGTTGCAACGCTACATCTGCCCATTGGCAGAGATAGCGAAGTACCAATTTGGCCGCAAGACGACGCGGCCGGCTGCGGAATAGGAGAGGGACATGGAAATAGCAACGATTGGACTGTTTTTGCTGGGCGGCGGCGCCTACCTGAAATGGAAGCCAACGCGGGCGCAGGTGTGGAACTACATCGCGGCATGGGCGGCGGCGAATCGGGACGCGGCGATCACGCGGGAAGCGCGGAAGCGCGAGTATTTAGCGGCGGAGGTGGCGTGCTGGACGCGATGAAGAAGGAGACCACCGATGGACGCTAAACGGCTGGAGGAGTTGGCGGAGAAGTGTGAGGCGGCTTTGAAGTCGCCAGAATATTGGCTGGACAACTTCCTGCAAGCCGAGGACATCGCCGACCTCGCCCGCTGCGCGAAGGCTTGGGAGAAGGTGGAGCGGACTAGTAACCCGATGATTGAACGCTGGAACTGGCCGCAAGGCGCGAAGTGGTATTTCCGTCCAGGTGGCCGACGTACGGGTAGTGGCGACACCGCCATCGCCGCCGTCGAAGCCGCGCCAGAGGTCACCGATGCGAACAAAGGCTGAGGCGCTGGCGAAGCCGAGGGCTGGGGATCGGTGGCGGATGTCATTTAACGAGGAGTACCGCATCACTGCGGTCAAGAATGGATATGTCCACGACGAATGTACAAAAGGAATCGACGCGGGGCAAGGCGAGTTGTCCAATCCAATCGGCCTGTGGCAAGTATGGGCATCTGCCGCGAACGCCGAGTACCTGGGAGGTGCGGAATGATCCTCGCTGACCGCCTATACGACAACCAGCAACAGACCTCGAAGCTCAAAGACGAACTCTACGCCGCACTCGAAACGGTGTTCGGATCGACCGAGTGCGGGCGGCTCACATACGATTACTACGACCGTTCGTTCGAGGCATACCAGTTTGAACCCTTTGATATGCAGCCAACGCCGGAACAGTTGGCGCAAATATGGGCACTGGGGTTCGAGCGGTTTTGGATACACAAAGGGGACAAGCGAATGGCCGGGCAGCAGGAAGAGCAGAACGAGCGGTTTTTTTGGCGAGGCCGTCCATGATCCGCCGAGTCCGCATAGCCCGCAAGCGGCTGGCGATTGCGCGGGAGAGTTACTTGGGAGCGCGCAAGGCTGAGAACTCCAGATGCGAGAACGGCTGGAGGGACGTGTCTGCTGCGTGGAATCGAGTAGACCGCCGCTGGCTTACCCTCCGCGCCATCGAGCGAAGAAAGGATCGGATTGCATGAAGCAAGGCAAGCAACTCAAAAACGCCGTCCGCGTGACACACAAAGCCCCCGGCAAGCGCGGGAAGCAGGAGACGCGGCACTTCGACACGCCCGCCGAAGCGCTGGCCTATATCGAGCGCAACACGGCACCACGGGAGCATGGGAAGAGGGGGAGGATTGCATGAAGACCATACGACTCACTAAACTCGAATCCGCCGCCTACACCAACGGCGAGCGGCGGTTCTGGCGGGCGATGCGGAAACAGCCGGACGCCTCGGGGAGCAACGGCGGGAAGCTGCGCGGCGTCGTCTGGAATGACGTCTTTGACCAATGGGACGCGCAATACTTCGGAGACCATCCACGTTTGGTCGGTAAGTGCCCCTACGGCAAGCCCGAAGACCGAATCATTCTCGCCGAGCGCAACACCTGCGGGCAGCAGGCCACCATCACCCGCGCCGAAGTCGAGCAGCGCGGCGGGCGCTGGGGCTGGGTTGTGGAGGTGGTGGCGTGAGTAAAGGGTCTTTGCTCAAAGGCTGGGAGGCGATGGCTCTCATCGTGGTTGCATTATTTGGCGTTGTCGTGTTGCTGACTGGGCTGGTCGCATTGCTAGGCTTGACGCTCAAATATGTGGGGATCGCATGACCCCCGCACGCGCGGCGGAGGTGCTGCGGTCTATTATTTATCGCAAATCCGGACACGTCAGAACGGCCTGCAAGATGGGCGCTGACGCGCTGGAGTTGCTGAGCTGGCTGTTTGATATGGATGGCAACGATATCATGCGGTTTCACGAGCTGGAACGCCAGTGGTGCCAATCAGGGTCGTTAGATAGCTTTTTGGACTACTGCCGGGTCGAGTGGGAGAAGGAGCGCCGCGCATGACCCGCCAACCGCCGGCCCTCGCCCGCATCGCCGAACTGGAGCGCGTCTACGCCGATGAGTACCCAACGGTGCCGCGGGAGCAACGGAAGCGCTGGGCAGTGGAAGGGGCGCAGTATGAGGCCGATGAGCGGGACGCAATAAAGAACGAAGGCAGCGAATGAAGTGGGGTTGGAGCAGAAGCGACGCGAAAACTTGGCGTTTCAACGCTGATTGGAGCGTCGTTTATGACGGCCA